CAAGTGTAAGAGCCAACATTAAACAAAGCATTTACATATATTTGTTGATTTTCTTGTAAATTCAAAACTATATCGGAACTAAACAAAGGAACTACATCAGCAGTACTCATTTGATTATAACCACCTAAATAATCTGTATAACCATCCAACGCGATATAATCAGTGGTGTCCAAAAGTGTGTAAGTGCCTCCTATTGATGAATATCTTTTAACCGTTAAATTACAATAGTTGTTATCATTCTCTGGCTTTGGGTCAGCTTCTTCGTTAAATGGATAAATAGATTTTATAAACTCCCTACAATAGTTTGAAACGTTATAAACGTTTTCTGTTTGAGTTGCACTCGCTATACTTTTAGTTAATGTATAGGTTGGGTCTGTTGGAATAGTGTTTGGATTATTCCAAAGAAATAACTCTATTTTACTACCAACTTGACTTGCTTCATTTACTGTTATTAAAAACGGACTTCTTACGAAAATTGTATTCATTATTTTATATCTTTTAAACTAAAATTTAAAAAAGCCTCCAAATCAAGTGCGTATTTTTCAGCGATTACTTGGTCAAAATCTTTGTATTCCTCCTCGAAAGCGTTTCTAAAAAATTTAGTTTCTGGAGTACCAGTTTTGTTTATCGATTTGGTAATACTTGCAACCATTGATGACCTCTTTGTAAACTTTCCGCTTTTACTTCTAACTCCTTGCAACCCTTTACGGATAACCCATTTATCAATTGCCCCTGTTGATGCGTTGGCTCTGTATGGAGAGGCTGGTGCTTTCTTACTCGATTGACTTCCCTTTGTTCCAAAATCTAATTCTTTCCAATAACTCTCTGCTAAAAAATCAAACTCTAACGAATTAGGATTTACTTTGGTTTTGAAATTTAATGACCTCGATAAATTCCCACTTGCATTATGCGTTCCATACCTACCGCCTTTTTTTAAATTGAGTCGGGCGTTTTCAACAACCATTGCCCCAAACTCGTTGAGGGTTTTTTGTACTTCGTTAATTTCCATCACAACAAACGCTTGTATCGTTATTCGGAACACTCAACTCAATTTGACAAATCCAACCATCCAACGCATTTGTAAACGCCATAAAAACTGGGTTTAAATTCGGCTCGTTTAATAATTCAATATCAAATTCATTTCGTTGGAAACGCATTGCCATTATCATATAATTCATAATTGCGTGGCAAGTGTTGAGGTTGTCAAGTTCGTTATCGTTTCCTAAAAATTTATCTTTTGATTTTAATTTTGAATAATTACGAATGTCTACAACAGCAATTTCAAAAGTAAAATTCACAACCCCATTACTAACAACCGAACTCAAAACATTGATATGAGCCAATGGAAATATATTTTTCTTTACATTGTCGATTATATCCGTTCCGTGAGTAATTGTATTAAGTAAAGGTGCTCCCTCAAGGGTGCTTTTAATGTAATCAATTGCTTTATAAAATGCTCTCATTTTTTAAATGTTTTTTTTATGTTTTTTGCCTCCTCGTTGCTTTCGTCAATTAAGTAAGATAAAAGCGTGAGTGACTCGTGAAGAGGCTCTCTTCCAACTTCTCTAATGTGTATATTAAGTTCTCTCGCAATTCTAATAAATGATTGATACCACCCCCAGCGTTCACTAAAACTTCCTCCAAATGCACTCCCTCCCTCATCGCTTTGTTCTCCAAATGCAATAGGATATTGGCTAATAATTCCTTGCTTAAATTCCAAAAAAAAAGCATAGAACCTATTACCACATCCATTGGAGTATCTTTAAATAAAACCGCTCTGCTCTCATCGCCATCATACGGCTCGATGTCATAAAACGGCATTGCTTTTTTAGTAATTCGTCTATACATTACCGACATAAGCAAAGGTAAATTTTCATCACTTCCCAAAAGGGTATCAATTGTTGCGTGTTCGCCTAAAGATATTTTTTCGATGTTTGGAATGAAACCATAATGCACTCCATCCATTTTAAAAGTTCGTACTAATTTAGGCTTTTGGTCAAGTACTTTTGAAATTTGTTGAATAATATCAGTAAAATCATTTACTGGTATTTGCATAACTTCTGCAACCGTTAAGTTACAAAATATAGCCACCATTTGAATACATATAAACGTATCGTCATCGGTGTTATCGCTTACTACTTTTTTGTACCTCAAGTATTGAGATAGTTTTATTTCGCTTAAATCTGTTGGAATAATAACTTTCATATATATATAACTAAAAAAAATGATTTTGTTAAGTGATAATTACTCTTCTTGATGGCTTTATTGAAAATTGCATCATTGCAAAGTACCGAAGTGCATCGATAGCGTGGTTAAAATCGTCAATAGGTCTATTTAATTTTTTCCCAGTTTTGTCAACATCCCAGCTATAATGCCTCAACTCTTTTATTAAATTGGTGCTTGACTTGGTAACTAAAATATCTTTTTGTTGTAATACCGAAATACCAAAATTAATTGAGTCAGCACCTTTTACAACTGGTTTTATATTGTACCCTGCTCTGCGAATTTCCTCAATACTTTTTGGCTCGGCACTATCCGCCCAAATAGGATTTTTTCTGTCTTGCTTCATTAAAGAAATAATATCGGAGTTGAGTAATGAAGTTGAATAAATCATTTCATCCGCTATAATTTTACCATTGTATTCATATACTCCAATCAATGCAGTTGGGTCATTCGAGTAACCGAAATCTAACCCACAACCTAAAAACTTTGCCTCTTGAGGTATGGTATCGATTTGCTCCCAGTTTTGAAATACAACACCCTCAAGCGAACCAAGTTGCCCAAGTCCGTAAACATTCCACCAATTTTGCCAATATGTTGAGGTAAGTGCTTTTACTTTTGCTTTCTCAATTTCTCTAACAATGGCAGGATCAAGCGCCGTTATCTTTATAAGTCAATACAACGAAATCCGAATCGATATCGTTTATAAGTTCCGTTTGTACCCAAAATTCATTGGTAGGGTTATAATCTAAATAGATGAATTTCTTTGTACGTACTGCCAACTGTTGGTAGCTTTCAAAATCTATATTATTGCACTCATTTACAAATAAAATATCCCTCCTCGCCCCTCGTAATTTGTCGGGTTGGTCAACGCTAAAAAATTCAATGTAGGAATTATTTGAGAATGTATATTTTAAAGATGACCGATTGAAGTTTGCATCCTTATAATTATCGGTCATTATCATAATCTTTTGAAAGTCTTTTAATGCACCCCTTTTTAAATGAGGGATTGACTCACTAACTATACTTATTTCCGAGAATGGATTTTGTATAGCGTAAGTAATTAAAAGAGGTAGGATTGAAAAAGTTTTGGAACTACTTGTACCACCTTGTACAATCCTAACTCGTTTGCGAAGTCTTGCAATTTTACTCTGTGCCGTTGTCTGTTGGAACATCCAAATCGAGTGAGTTAAAAATTGGTTTTTCTATGTTAATGTTTTGGTCAATTACTTGCTTTGGCATACCATAACGATATTGCAACCAGGTTTTAATTGCATTTGTGTCGCCATCTTCTGCCTTTTTAAGTAAGGCTCTCCAAAGTTTCTCTGGAACTGCGATAGCATCCATAGATTCAATTAGACTAATTTCATCAATCTTTGGTTTTCTACCCGCTCCTATTCTTGCTCCTCCAGATTTTTTAATTTTCTCCATTGAAAAAAAATGATTATTCAAATATTATTTTATGTGTTTTTCTTTGAAATAAGCCTTTAAATATAAATCAAAGTAGTATTTCTTATCTTTTGCTTTTACTTGCTTAAAATAGCGTTTAAATAAGTAATAAGATACACTATGCAAACGAATACAATTTAAACAAATCCTTAATTACTTGCTCGTGTACTTTTGAACACGTTGGACAATTGGAATTATCCAATCCAAAATAATAAAGATACAAAGCGTTTAAAAACTCTATATTTTCAAAAGTCAATTCTGTTCGTCTTCCATCAATTACTCTTTGCCCTTTGTCTTCCATAAATATAGCGAATAGGACTTTATCCTCTGGAGTCATTTCGCTTTTAACTTTTTTAAAGTTAAACAAACGATTGAGGGTAAATTGTCTATCTTTACAATTATCGCAAGGCTCAATACCTATTGCGTTGGTTACTGTTGCAATTACATCGCCTAATCCTTGTATTTCTTTTTTAGTTCTTCTTTTTGCCATTTAATTTAAATTTAACCATCTTATTAATTCGATGGATAGTTTGTAATGGGATGCCAGTTTGTCTTTCGAGTTCTCTTTGTCCAACCAAAGTGGATAATTCGAACATTGTTTTTTCGTACCAAGTTAGGTTTTTAGTTAATTTTAAATAATCAATATCTAACTCTTCCGAATATTCCTCGACAATCATTTCAAATTTACTAAAATCATCGATTAATATATCTTTATTTTTTAAATGGTCATAGAATAATGACCTCAAGGTTACAAATATATAACCATCGGATAGTGGTTTTGTTTTATTTGAAACCTTTATATACATTTCCTGTACTAATTCGTCAGCCAAGTCGGTGTCTTTACATATTTGTAAAGCCATTTTTCTCCATTGAGAATCCTTTTTTGCTAATTCGATTAGTATCATATTATACAAATATAACTAAAAAAACTTATTTTGTAACAAACTTTAAAAATCAATTTCAAAATCGCTCCAAACTTTTACAATTGCTCCAGCGTTTCTTAACTCATCAATCCTCAATTGTTGAAGTGGTGCAAGTTTGCCTCTTTCTGTTTTTACTTCTATAAACATTGCCTTACCGTATTTGATAGCCAATAGGTCGGGTATGCCGTTTGTTGATGTCTTAATTAATTTGGTAACATACCACCCACGCTCTTGGAGTTTGGTTTTGATTTTAGTTTGTATTTGTTGCTCTGTCATATAATCAAAATTAAAATTAAAATCAATATAATAAAAGC